CGCGATAACCGCCGTATCCACCATGACCACCCCAATGACCATCAGCAAATGCTGATGTTGCTGTCAATGATAATGCTAAAATTGCTAATAACTTTTTCATAAGTTCTCCTTTTTGTACTATATTAATTATACACTAATTGTTAATTAAAGTACATTCTTTTAAAATAAAAAAGGGGACATTTTAAGTCCCCTTTCTAACCTATACGTGAATAATTACTTATTCATTACGTACATGGTAACTTCGAAACCGAAACGCATTTCAGTTGCTGTTGGTTTTGTCCACATAATATTTCTCCTTTGTTTATAAAAATTTATAAACTCAGATCGTTAGAGAGAACGGCTTTTAACTCAGTCATTCAAGGTCTAACTTGAGGCTCATATTCCTGTAGGTTTCCCTACATTACTACTTATAAGATAATACTAAAAACCATATAGTTAAAAGTATTAAAATATAGTAATTCAGCAATTATTCGGCTTTACGTTTAAGTCCACCGATGTTATATTTAGGTACTAATTCCCACTCAGCTTTTTCTTTAAATGATACTACCTTAATCTGAGATAAGGATGCTTTTGGCTCTGCCTTAGATTTATCTAAAATCTTAAGTAGACCCCAATCTTGTAGCAATTCTGCTATAATATTTCTTCTCTCAATGTCGGACATAGAGATATCTGACTCTTTACCATCTAGGGCAAATAGTTCTTTGAAATGTACAATAAAGTACTTTCCTTGTTTGTGTAGTATGTGGCATGATTGGAATAGCTTCTTATCTTTTCTAGATGCTATGCCGATACGTGTTAAGGTTTCTCTGACTTTTAGAAAATTATCTGGTTCAATCAAATCAACTTCCAACATTGCATCGGGGGTCCAATCATAATAAACCATGGCAACCGTCATTATAATTCACCTTTGTTACAATTATGTATTATTTATAAGATTACTAACCTCTGCCACCAGTTTCATAACTCAATCTGATCTCTTCAATCTGATTTGGGGTTAGAAGTTCTATAATCTCATAAGCTCTCTTCTCAGAATATTTATAGTGCTTCATGACTAGTCTTACCTGTTCTGGCTGAACATCTTTTTTATGCCACTTAGAGAATCTTTTCTTCTTAATAATAGAATTCTTAAGAAATTCAAACTGCCATTGGGTAGGAATTATTACTCGCTGATTCATTTCATTAGCATAAAGTATTGTATCTGGATAGAATGATAGTCCTTTATTAATCATAAAGGGAGTATAATCCTTTGAAGCCTGAGGGTCTTCAAATAAATCTTTTTTATTCTCAGTTATAGCATTAATAAAATCAAAAGGTGTCATCAAAACCTACTTCTTTAATATTTGATTTATTAGCCATAAACGATGTTTCAGGAAATCTTTTTTGTAAGTCATCTATAAGTTCCTGCTTATTATTTCCTTTTCCCATAAACTCATTATTATCTCTATTGTGTGCATAGATTCTTCCATTGTGTTTAAAGAAATCTAAATTAATAATAGGCTTTTTTTCATGTATTGGGGAACTCGCAATACTTTCTAACATAATTCTCATCTTACGATTAATCAAAGCTCTTAGTGCAAACCAGCCAATTATAAATCCTATAAGGAAGAATAAAAATATCATGGCTTGCCTTCGAATGGTGGTGTACCTCCATTTTTAATATATTCGTCATATCCACGCATCTTTACAGTATGAATACTCATAGCACAATCACGAATGTTCTGGTATCTATCTTCGCTATTTGATTTAACAAATCCGCGATCTACTAAATATATAGCTTTTTCCCAGTCATCAGAGTCATATTCTTTATTTTTTATTTCATCTTGCATTGTGCCATTACCTCCGTTAGTGCAGCCATAAGATTAAGTTCATGATCTGCTACGAATGCTGCTTTATATTGATAGTCTGCTAGAATGAGAACCAATTGTGGTATACTTGCCGGTTCCATAACAGCAGACGCTGACGTATATAATTGTCTAAAAATATTTATAGTATCTGAATCACTATTCTTTGCTACCCACTTACGAACTTCTGTAAAGTTCTTATCTTTCATATTCTTAACAAGATCATTAAATGATTCTTCAGTTATATTTAATAAGATACCTGAATCAATTTTACCTGACACAGAATATCTTTGTAACTCATTTAGAATTCTTCTATAGTCTGGAAAGTGTTTAGTAACAAGTTCTGCTACAACCTTTTGATCAAATGTAATATTCTCTTGACCAAGAATATTAACTATTCGTTTAAAGAATGTTGCTGCAATTTGTTGTTTCTCATTAGGTTCAATTTTAAAATCAATCACAGAACATCTAGAATGAAGAGGTTCAATGATACGATTCTTATAGTTACATGTGAAGATAAAACGACAGTTATTAGAGAACTCTTCTATGAATGCTCTAAGTGCTGGTTGAGTTGAGTTTGGATTTAAATAATCCGCTTCGTCTAGGATGACAACTTTTTTGGCATCAGAGAGGGAGACAGACGAAGCGAAACCTTTGATCTTAGTTCTTAAGACATCGATACCAGATTCTTCAGAACCATTAATGAATAGATATTCAGCACCAATTTCATTACATAAAGCTTTTGCGACTGTAGTCTTACCTACACCCGCACCACCACAAAATAAGAAATTAGGTAACTGACCTGATGTTATAAATTGTTTGAATGTATTTTTTAATGATTGTGGAAGTACACATTCATCTATCGTTTGTGGACGATACTTCTCCACCCATAAATATTCTTGCATAATGACCTCATAATATAATTAAATCTCAAATGTTGAATCAGCTTCAACTGCTACATAATACACTAGATCCGATGTCTTGGATTTAAACCTAGAGATCTTCTTAGAAGAGATCGATGCTTCATAATCACCCGGTAACATTTTAAGATTATCAATCTTTAAGTTAACTCTGAAATTAAGAGTTGTTGTACCAAGGGTATAGTTGTATGCGTTGCCTGTCGCATTCTTTTTATCTGCTACAACTACTGAGATAGTAGAACCATCACCAATAAATGCTACATCGGATGATTTAAGAATAGCTGCAGTCTTAAGAATCATTGAGTATACACTAGATTCTAAAGTAAAATTAACTTCAGCATCAGGAAATGTAATATCTTTCTTAGGCACTGTCATAGCATTTTCAGAAGCACCAAAGTATTTAATGGCACCATTGCCTTGTTTAATAGTTACCCATTTCTCAGAGAACTCTAGATCTGGATCTTCAAACAAAGACATAACGCCAAGGAATTCATTCACATCATAGATACCAAACTGAGTATCAAATGTTTCTGCTACAGTAACTGTAGACATAATTGTAGATAAACCGGCAGTAATAGTTGAAAGCTTATTACCAGGTTTTAATAATAGATTACTATTGATTGCTGCATAATTCTTAATTATTACAAGGGTATCTTTGCTTAATTTCATTTAATTGTTTCCTCATCAAGATCTAACATAAACATAATACAACAAATAGCATGAGCCAAATGACTTACACTAGTTTCAGGATCGTATATTTCACCTTCTTTATAAGCCCATAGATGTCTTTGTGCCGCATCAAAATATCTGCGCTGACCATCTGGTACTCTTTTCCAATTATCTGGCTCATATTTTTCTGCGCCAAATGTTAATACCTTTACTGTTTCACGTAATGCAAGAGGAGGTAATAAACTATATTGCAGTTTACCACCATCAAATTTACGGCCGCCCGTATGATTAGGGTCTTGAGATTCTTTTATAGTATTAAATCCAGCGCCATCAAATAGCTTTTCACTACTTCCAGCCGCAGATTTAAATTCTATAGTGTTTTGATTAATATCACCGATAATTGCCATGTTGTCTCCTCTGTTTAGAACTCTCTTGGAAAACTCTAAAGAGAGGAGGCATTGCGCCTCCTCGACTTGGCTTACTTGAAGCTATACTTATTAACAACTTCACCAGTGTAAAGGCGTGATGATGTAGCTATCACTTTAAAACCTTTAGAACGGATATAAGCAACTGCATCATAAGGATTTGCTAAACCGAAACGGCTAGCGATTTGACGTGCTGTCATTGATTTACCTTTTTGAAACGCGTTGATTAACTTTTGTGTTGCACTCATAAAATACTCCTTCAAATTGCCGCAGTTACTGTATATGATTTGATAAGTTTGCGGCATACCTTATCTATCATTTTGTTATTATACACTAAATACATATTAATGTACAATCTTTATATTCTTTAAATTGTATTTAAATCTCATATCTACGTTATCAGCTACTCTTAATCCATATTCTTGAACTGTAGCCTTAAACATATCAGAGAATTCAGATACATCTATTACTCTAAATGACTTACCTTCTTTAAAGTCATCTAACTCTTCTTCGCTTGGGATTGGAAACCCATATACTGACTTAGCTAACTTATTACCTGGATTAACTAACCATTTGGGATAACCTATCTTTATACCACCGGTATCACGTTCTTTAAACATACTCATGTGGTACTTATCCATTTGCTTAAGAGTTATTTCATCACTATCATGGCTAAACTTCTCCATGATAGTGACTACATATAACTTTTGTGTATCTTTTAGTCCAATAAATTTCATTTTCATTACGCAGCTACAGCAAGAATCTGATTAACTGCATCTTGCTTAATATCTACGCCTTTACCAAACCATGCATTGTTAAGTCTTGCGCTGCCAGTTCGAGCCATTTCCCAATCAATCATTTGAGTAACTGCATTAAGAGCTCCCCAACCAGTACCCTTTGCAGATTCTAAGTCAGCACCAATACCTGCACCATTATATAACTGGAATGCGCGATCTGCTTTTTGTGAAGGTTTATCTTCATTGCCATTAAGAATCTTATTGAATACTAACTGAGCTTGTTTTGCTGATAAACGAATATCTGCAAGAACCTTAGCTGTTTGCTCGAATGCTTTAAATGTTTCATTGCATTCACCAAGCCTGCTCATAATCATTTGTGGTTGGAATACTGATGTGTGTCTTACAACAACTTCTGCTGCGCCTTGTTGTGCAAGTTGTAAAGTGTTATTACATACAACTCTAACTGAAGTTAAGCGGGCTTGTGTAGCAAGAGAACCATCTGCTGAAGAAGCTAACAATAGATATTGTTTAACTTTATCACCAGCGATGTCAAACTCACCATCCATTCTAGCAAGAGCCCAGTAATGAGCACCATTTCTAAGAACTCCAGCAGTTTCTAAATGAGCTACTGTGCCCACCATATTTCTGAAGAACTCTAGAACTTGGATTGGTTGAACGATTTGATACTTATTTGAAACAATACCAAGAGGATGGTTAGTGTCTTTACGATACATAACCTTCTTAGCATCAAATTTAAAATCATTATTGAATTGAACTTCAGCCGTTGCTAATTCAAAGTCTAGACCAGATTCTCTAGCCCATACATCTAAAGGAGCATCTTCTGTAAGTTGTTGACCGAGACCGTGCCATGGAGTTTCACCTACATAAGCCATTGCATCTCTACCATCTGCTGTTTTTGCTATCATATGTGCCATAATATATTTCCTTCTCAAAAGTTGTTACTGAAATTATATAATACACTAAATCCCAATTAAAGTACACTGTTTTGTGCACTTTTATAAGTTATTGATTTAAAAGGTATTCTTGGAATGAAGTTAAAGGGTACCCAAAATTGTATTTTGCTTGTATCCAAGATGATGCTAGTA